ATCTGGCAAGAAATTTATCGTTGTCATATTTGACTGCTTCGGCTAATATTTCACTGATTTTCATATTTCACCTGCTTCGCCTGCTTCTTTCATCTGTGCTATTTTTTTGTTGTAGTATCCTTCTGAATATTGAGTGCCGTTAATCCACCATTCTTTATTGTCATTTGCATGTTCAACAGCAGGTCCGTCTATTCGATGCCGTTCGCCATCCAAATACCATTCATAAGACCCATCTGCATATTCAATAGCAGGCCCATCTACTCTATGTCGCTGCCCATGTATATACCAATGTTTATTTCCATTTGCATATACAGCAGCAGGTCCATCTACTCTATGTCGCTGCCCATGTATATACCAATGTTTATTTCCATTTGCATATACAGCAGGTCCATTTTCGTTATGTGGATAGCCCCTGACGTTATCAAAATATTCGACTTGCCCTTGTGACGCTACCTTAATTAATTCGCCTTCTCGTTGAACATATTTAGAAAATACCTTAATTAATTCAGGATATTTTATAAAAAGTCCGACGAAATTAATTTCTTCATCATTTTCATCCATATACTGGTCAGATTCAAAGTGAAACTGCCATCTTTTATTGGTTTTCTTCTGAAGAACAATATACAATGGCCCGTCTTCTGAATATTCATCAAAATAATCCGAATTATCAGTTGTAGTCGTGCACCACTCAGTATTTCTACCGAAATAACAGGACGCCGCATGTGTTTCTGGGATAACTACTTTCCATTCAGGAGTGTTGTATAGCAATTCAGCTTCGTTATCTGCGAAGAATTGCTGTTCTTTGGATTTGTCAAGCGATTTATTGCTGGTAACTTCCGCATCGCCGTAGTTATTTTTCATCATCTGAGTGAAATCAGAAAGCTTCTTGAATTTGTTGATATCTGCATCTTCCGGCTTGACTTTTCGAGTTATTTTCAATTGGTCATAGATTTTCAATGCAGGAACAAGGCGCGCGGGTATGTCTTCAAGTCGATTGATACCACCAGACAAGTATCTGATGATCATCCAGTTGACATATGATTTTTTCTTGGATGGGTCTTGGGATTCAAGCCATGTAACCCAATTTTCTCCATTTGCTCCAATTTGATCTTTATAAGAGAAGCCCTCTTGTTTCCATCGAGCCATGAATTTGTCGTTGTCATATTTGACTGCTTCGGCTAATATTTCACTGATTTTCATATTTCACCTGCTTCTTTCATCTGCGATATTTTCTGATTGTAGTCTTCTTCTGAATAACTCTCCCCCTTAATCCAATATACTCCCGCACTATGCATCATTGACGGGGGCAATGGCTTCGAGGCTGTTATTGCAGGTCCATCTATTCTATGTCGTTTGCCATGCAAGAACCAATGTTTTCTGCCGCCAGCCGTGATTCGGGCAGGTCCATCCGCATTATGGAGATTGCCTTGCATGTCATAGAAGCTAATTCCTCTATCTATCCTGAATTTTAATGTGTCATTATTAATAGTTACCACCTGAGAGAATAGTGTGGCCAAATTCTGATTGGCAATTATAAATTCCACAAAATCAATCGCCTCATCATTTTCGTTCATAAATTGTTCACTCTCAATGTGAAACTGCCATCTCTTATTGGTTTTCTTCTGAAGAAGAATATACAGTGGTCCTGCGTCTGAATATTCATCAAAATATTGTGGATCATCAGTTGCAGTCGTGCACCATTCAGTATTCCGTCCGAAATAACAAGACGCCGCATGTGTTTTTGGGATAACTACTTTCCATTCAGGAGTGTTGTATTCCAAATCTGCGTCACCTGACTTATAGAAATTCATTTCTGTTTCTTTGTCAAGAGATTTATTGCTGGTAACTTCCACATCGCCGTAGTTATCTTTCATCATCAGACTGAAATCAGAAAGCTTCTTGAAACGATTGATGTCCGAATGTTCAGGAGCCAATTTTCTTTGATTCCCCAACTTATTATGCTTGACAAGCAACGAAGAAAGTCTAGCCGGAATATCTTCTATATTGTTGATTCCACCTTTAAGATATCTGGTGATCATCCAGTTGACATATTTCTTTTTCGGAGACGGATCATGGTTTTCCAGCCATGAAATCCAATGTTCGCCGTTATCTCCAATTACATCTTTGTATTTGAAATTATCTTTCTTCCAGCGATCCATAAATGATTGATTGTTGTAATTTATGTATTCCAATAACTGTTGATATCGCATAAATGATCCTTATTTTCTAATATTTAGCCAAATCTTTATAAATGCCAATATCTTCAAATAATACATCATGAATCCCAATTCTGAACAACAGCCGGTCTTCCGTGGGAGATTCTACGCTGTGACAAACCTGAGTATTCAGAATAGTCAGGTTTTGATACAGTATTTCAAATCTTGTATTCTCTGTTTCACACACCAATGGACCTGTATTCAGACTTAGCGGCAGCAACAGCGCAATTTTGCTCATACCATCTATGTGCGGAGGCATGTATCCTCCTTCCTTAACTAAAAAGAAGTCTGCCCGAAAGTCTTTTGTCTTAATGCCCAACTCTCTAAACAGAGTGACCACATATTTTGTCAATTTTCTGTCATATTCAGAAATATGCTGAACAAAATGCTTGACCATTGGTTTATTTCCGGTAATCTCCGGAATTTTACTTCCGTAAAGAATGTTCGAATCTGTCCATTCCATTTGATTCATATACGGTTTAAAAAAGTCAATGTCTCCTTTGACATCTGTTTCGATTACGAATGGGCTGTAAAGTTTTCCTGTTATTGGCATTGCCATTTACTCCAAAATTCTGTTGTATCTTTATCGGCAAGTTGGGTTGCCCCGATGCTTTGCCAGCACGACGCCACAGCGGGCGCTGGAGCGACAAGGAAAGGTCCGCCATTCCATTCCCATGAATGTGACGACTGCCTGTCTAGGGCGGCAATGAACCGCCTGAAATGCCTCTGCGCACGCATCTCCCGAGTTATGAAACCAATTTCAAATCCTAGTCTTTTTGCTATAACCAATTGCTGTTCCATACAATGAAAAGTTGATGGTCTAACTAACTCTCTGGTGAATGATACCCTTGACTTTTCTCTGTCGTGGTATAATCGATTGAATAATCGAACCGATCCTTTCGGAAAAAAACTGCGATCCCAAATTGTAGCAAATCCGACAATTGATCCTTTATTTCGCCAAATACTGATTGCAGGAAATTCAAAGAAATTTAGATTTGTGTAATTTCTTATAAGTCGATGGTCATCTCTTCCCGACAAATTAGCAGAATATTCATTTAATTCCGCAGTCAAGTCAGGATAATTCTCAGGCTGAAATGTAGTTATTTCGGCGGGGCGGCTATCATATTCTGTTGAAATGGGACTATACAATAATCCGGGTGATTTCTCTTCAATAATTAACTGCATATATCCTCTTGGCCATTAAGAGAAATTACCAGATGTATTCTGCCTTCGTCACCATTATTCTCTGCCCAATGAACAAGCCCTGAATTCAGGAAATAAACACTTCCGTCTGCGGGACAATGCATTCTATGTTCCTCGCCGTTCATTTTCACACAAAGAAAACTGTCGGGGTTAGTCACAATCGGAATATGAACTCTGATACTGTAAGTGGTATTATAGTCAATATGTGGCTTGATGCTGAAATTTGGAGCAAGATATGCAAATCTAGTTCGAGTCACCGGCGATTTAAAAGTATCCAGAATATCATTCCAATAACCAGTGCAAATATCCTTGCGTTTTGTATAATTACGTTCGTCTAGTATTGGCGAATATGCTGCGGAATCTGGTCGCGCACTTGCCTTATATGATTCAAATACATTGCTGCTTATCTTCGGCAAGTCTCTGTCACCATCAAATTCAGTTAATGATAATTGTTTGTAGAATTCACTGGCGTATGCTGCATTCTCAAATTTAATCAACTCACTGTCATGCACAAATTTAGCAAGATGGTTTCTTTTTTCTGTTGCCAGTTCTGCATATTCTGCATTGCATGCATTTCCATTTAAATCATTGTATTTGTTAAAATCCTTAAATGGCTCAAATGCTTCAAGAATTTTATCCATGTCAAATTTAAACGGCAATTTAATAAATGGCGGGAGTTCTTTTCTGTCTAATGTCGTCATACTAAATTGCTCCAATTATATGCGCTTATCATTTTGTGAAGATTCCCCACTTAATGAATTGCTCAACTATTATTCCTGTAGTGTCATTGCGATGATACCGAACCATTTTACCATGATGATGTTCGTCGTGGTATCCCTCGCCTGCCACTAAAATATTAACAATCGGGACATTCCGCGAATTGCCATTTTTATGACAAATGGCATTGACAGATCCAAAACCAATTGCTGACAACACAGCCGGAATCACAATTGCAGCAATTACCACATGCAGCCCGGCAAGACTTGCTGTAATAGCCGATATGATCCAAATTGCTTTCCAATACTTATGAAAGAATCGCATCCTCGGGTTCTCAAATAAATCTTTGGAATACTTAACCGGAATGTCTTGTATCGACCATGTTGAGAAAAATACTCGCCAGAAGCCTTTATATTTTGGAGAATGTGGATCATTTTTTGTGTCACTATGATGATGATGCATTCGGTGGGCAGACACCCACCCGATAGGGCTTCGTGCTCCTGCAATTATTGCCATGTAAAGAGTGATAATTTCAAACACAACTGATGCGCCAAATGCCTTGTGTGACCAATAGCGATGAAGACCTGCTGAGATTCCAATGTGTGCGATTATCTGATACCAAATAAATCCAATTATGACAGTAGTGATCATTTTATTTCCTTGTAATATTTCGAGAATTCTGGAAAGTGATCCAGAAGATTAGTTTGTCTGATTTTGTCTTTTGCGGCGAATGCTTGAATGCCCTTGATGAATAATTCATGATCAACTTCGGGAGTATTTAGAATATGCAGCGCCGCCAACAATGTTGGGGTGGTCATTTTTGATATGGCATGATTTGAATATTTGTCAAGATATCTTTTTTTAATTTCAGGAGGCAAATTTACCGCCCGGAAACCAATTGGAAACGCAACAATGTTGCCCCAATTAATATCATTTTCTGTTAATCCCAATATATTTATATAATCAAGAACATCATCCAAATATCCAATATTCAAGACTTGAATTGCAATAGTGAATGAAACATCTAAATTTTCAGTTGCCATTGCTTTATGGACAGTTCTGTCAAATAACTCCCAATCAAGACCGCTTCGTATGTATGATCCCTGTTCTCCAATTCCATCTAAACTGAAAATCAATCTTACGTTCTTGAAACAGTCTGCCAATTCAGAGACCAATTCCGGAAGTATAGTTCCATTACTTATTATAATCAAATTCAAATTCTTTGCATTCTTGTTATCTGATAATAACTGATACAATTCTGCAAAGTCTGGATTAAGTAAAGACTCACCACCAACAAGAATAAATGTGTCCAAATGCCCAGCTATTTCGACTATATCTGAAAAATATGCATCTTTTGTTTCATTGTTATATGGAGTCAAAATTACCGATTTATTTGACATTGTAATATTGTGTTTTTTATATTCTGCTGCGATTTTAGAAGATGAAGTTGGGTTACACATTATGCATTTTAGATTACATAAATTCCCCAATACTTTTAGATTGACGTGGCGCAAATCAGATATATCTAAATTCGCATTGTAATTCTCTGCGAATTTAGATATAGTTGCATTAAATGTCTCTTGTGACATATTCCATTTATTTCTTGTTGTTCTTCTTGATGGAGTTAAAGCCGATTCATTAATAATGCAATTATTGCAGGCGTTCAAAGTAGTCTTGCTTAATTTTCCTTCCATCATATCACTCCTGATGGTTTTTGCATATGGGGAATTTATGAAATCTATAGGAGATATTTCTGATGTTTTCATCATCGGATCAGAATTGCCTCTGCTAATACAGCATATCTGGTATGTTCCATCAGCAGTGTGGTGTAAATTAATAAATGGCTCGGCACACCATGGCAGCTTGACATGCGGCAATGGGCTGTCGATGCATGCAAGTATGTCTGATGTAAGGGTTGTTTTATCTTTGAATAAGACTATACATCCATTTAACTTATTGCTCTGGAAGGTGGATATTTTTGGATAATATTTACATAGATTATCAACAGCTACCTTGACTCCGGTCCATTTACTATTTTTGTAATCGTAATCATCCACAATGATTACCCCGCCTGTGGATAATACATCAAGACTATTAATTAAATCACGAAATACCTGATCTTCATTGTGTGACCCATCCAAATATATCATATCAAAAAAATCTTCATTATTATAAAAGAAATTATCTGATCCCAGACTATAAGAAGCAATATTATTTATTTTTGTCTCCCATTGCTTTTGTGTTATAATTTTTTTGCAAGCATCCGTTATACCAATATCATCAACACCCCACAAAGTAGAATCCCCATCCATAGGAGAATTTGGTATTTGTCTGGTCATAATCTCAGTTAATGTATTCTTATTTGCTATGTCAACACTGACAATCGATCCATTTGGGCAATTTTCTGAAAACGCCCAAATGGATCGCCCAAGCCATGTTCCGACTTCCAATATTTTTGGCTGATCACAGTGATGATTTAACAGGTTGGCAATTGATGCGAATATAGCTAAGTGTGTCTCGCTTGCCCACCCCGGAATGGTGTTGTCAATGACTATCTGATTCATTATTTAATCCCGATACGCATAAAACGACTATACTTTTCCAAATCAAGTTGTCCTTCAAATATGACGCTTTTCATTGGCGTAACATCTGCAAATTCTTTCAGTGAGGCATGGCAATTTGAATGCTCTTCAATATCTTCAAAATTATTACTTTGGAGGATCACTAGCATACCATCCGGAATATTTTGATACCAATAGTCAAAATTGACAATGTGTTCACAACTGGTATTAATTACTGTATTTGCCTGATATCTCATGGCACGAACATGTTTTGGGGAGGTGTCAATCCAGATCAATTGATTATATGAAAATTCAGGAGAGGTTATATCCGCGCAACTTGCATGAAATTTTCCGCGCCATATGTCTATTTCTCTGGCATTGAAAATATTGGCATTCTGAATTACAGTTTCATCCATGTCAATACTTATGATGGGCGAGCTAGTTAAGTCATGGTCATACAATAAAGCAGCAAGAATTCCATACCATCCAGCGCACAAGTAAACTGTGCCAAGATTTAATTTCAATTCTTTAAGAGTTTCAATAAGCCACATCTTGCTTTTTAACTGACCTTGACTAATTGAATCGAAATCAAATTCAGTTTCAGTAATGAGGATGTTATGCAATGCGTCCAATATTCTCGAATCTTGCATTGTTTTTGCAATTTTGAATATGCGATTGATATCTCCGGAGAGTAATGCTGACCTAATATCATCAATTTCAGTTTCTGATTTTCCCTTAATTAGTCGGAAAATACTGGAAAGATCATGGTCAATGTATGCACGTCGAAAATCAGCAAATTCTGATTTTTCCGGAAACAGTATTTCAAATCTGTTGAGTAATTTATGTTGCATGAGAGTCATATATTGTCCTTAGCCAATTAAAATCATTGATTTTATTTAAAATTTGTGGGTTGTCTTTGTATCGCAATCCAAAATCACGTCCTTGTTTTGCTCCAAGGATACATTCGTTGCCAAATGGTCTGTTAGCGCCGCGCGAACACCAAATGTCTAGCCGATATTTATTGTCTGTATTATCTCCATTGGGGATTGTGCTGCTTGACAACTTCGCGCATTCTCGAAAAGCACTTTTCCAGCTATTAAATGGATCAGTATTGAATGCAGTGACATTGCTTATCTGAAATTTTGGAACAAACGGCGATCCTATTGTTGTCGTCATGTCAATATTCCATGATGTCGCATCCAGTAGTTTCTGTTTAGAAAATAACTTTACGCCGCCATATCCGTATAGCAGATCATTTACTGGATTTCGCGAGCGCCAGACGAATACACATTCAGTTTCCGGAATATCATTCCACAGCATTGTATCGACTGACGGGGTGAATGAAAAATCAAAACCTGTTTCGATTTCTGCGTCTGCGTCAACAACGTAGAAATTAGGCGTCACGCTCAACGTGGCGGCTGCTACATGGGCATTGAAGATTCCAGCTACCCCATTGACCCTTTTTGCTGACGGGGCGTGTACGAGCAATCTAGCGAAGTTCTGGTCGGCATTAGGCTCGCCATAACTTATGAAAAATACATCAGAGGTCATTTGAATCTCCACTCATTGATATCTTTGCATTTCTGCATAGTTGCATAAAATCTGCCAATTCCGGATGAATATCCGAAAAGGATGTATTGCGACGGGAGTCCATCTGATCAATGAAGTCAGCAAATGCTGCGCGCTGCTTATCCACATCTCTCCTGACAGAAACATCATCTTTCTTTAGGAAATGTGCCCGGTGATGAACAATTCTTCTCAGCTTGACAATTTCATGTTCTTCAAATCCAAGATATCCTGAATTCTCCATCATGAATTTCAAATCTGGCAACATGTATTTGGAAACAAGATCATCTGAACAGTATTGAGCATCCAGCATTTCTGGGTGCCTAAGATATGGAATGTCAATTCCGACAATTACATTATGATCTGGATGCGGATTGATAGACAAGTCTGCATTGTCATTGACAGAGAACCCGGTATCACGAAACACCTTACTGCCAGAATGATCGAAGTTGTATTTTCTCTTCAGAGAAAGAACCCATTTTAGCCACTCCCCAAACGTGGGTGCTGACAATACATTATATGTTGACATGAACGATACGCGAATATTTCCTATTTCCAAAAGTTCAACGACTCGTTTTTTCATCAATTCATAATCAAGCCCAGACCGCGCATATTCTGCATGACTCGAAACACTTTCTGCGCTGACATGGATTGTTATTTTCTTAACCGTATCTGTTCTCATAATTTGCAATTTGTCAACAAATTTATTCCATAATTTATCGGGGACACTGAGGTTACTGTTTATAGAAAAATCAAGACTAAGATTTGGATTGGCTATCAGCCAATCCATGCTCCTGAATGTTTCTTTATTCATCAACGGTTCACCACCTGTTATTCGATAGTTCTTTAGTTTTGGATATGCATTGGGGAACCATTTCCAGAATGCTTCAATATATGGATTGTAATCTCTGTTTTTTATTGTTATATTGTCTAAATCTTGCCAACCCTGCACTATTTGTTCTTGAGGTGAATCTTTGAGAATAGTAACAGGTCCATTCTGTTTCAATTCTTCAACCCATTTACTTGAAAATTCAGGTCCACAATAAATGCATTTCAGATTGCATGCGTTGCCAAAACTGACTTCCAAATAAGTAGGAAAGAAATCTTCATTTCCTGTCTTATTGACAATATCGTCGTGCTCAGGCAGCGCCCAATCTGAAAGACTTTTGGAAAACCGATCACTGTTCTGGTTATCATTTTCAACTCGCCAACAATATCCACATTCAGATGGCTTCTGATCATTCAGCATTTCTTTGCGGGCTATTTTTAATTGCGGAGTATTGAATAGAACATTTGGATTTTTTGCAACGGCAACAGGATCAATTTTATGGGTTGCCGGGTGATGACAACTATGCACCATGCCGGTACCCAGATGCATTGTCACCTGAGTAAATTTTGCCAGACAGAAACCACAACCAGTCTTGTCAAGCAGTTTCTTCGTAGTTTCTATGTTTGTTGTCGAATGCTTAATCATCCCTGTTGATGATTTCTCCCAATTCATATCGTCCTTATTAACAGTCATTGCACAAGACTCGATATTTTTTTGTTTTCTGGTAATGTCATTTCAGTTCTTGGGTAATTGATATATACTTCCTTGAAGAAATGACTTGCCTGCGCGGTCATCAGGTCCACGTTCAGACCTAATTCATCATGCATTATCACGCCAAGTTGGTTGATTTCGTCTCGCAACATAAAAGCATCCCACTGAAGCCCGGTAACTTCACAGAAACATCCGTCTTCTGTTTCAAACTTAGGAAGTATATTGTTCTGCCAGAAGGAATCATGCCATTTAAAATCTCGAACATCTGTCCAATTCCATTCATCTTGCCGCAATACAGTCATGACACAACCAAGTCGCGCTCCGTAAATTGCCCATAGACCATTTACAGTATCTGATCCCACCGAGGACCAAATAAGCAGGCGATGTTTATTTTTAATGTAAATCTTTTTCATATCAGAAAGATCGCCATTATTCAGGGACATTTTACATCCTTCCCGGAATCCGGCTCGGTATGCCTGATATGGAGTAGTATCGTTGGCAATTGTGCTAAAAACTTCATCCATCTGAATATAGTCGATCCCCCAACAAAAATCAACTTGGGCTTGCTTATCTCCTTTTGGGGCGGCTTCATGTGTCTGCATTGAATTAACCAGTTTTTTAGGCCAGCTTTTGATGCCGCCATTGCCATACACCAATCCGTTTATTTCATTTCTTGCCGCCCAACTTATTACACTGTTTGGCCCAACCTCAGAAAGATCAAGTGATATATCAAAAAACTCAGGATAGACAATATTATCTGCGTCAATTGTGATAAATCGGTCAGTCGATGCTAATTTGGCTGCTGCTTTATGGGCAGCGTCACTCCCATAGATGCCGTGGCTTCTCTTTGCCCATGGGCATTTACTAAGAAGATCATACCAATTATCATCTGCATTCGGTTCATCATATGATATAAAGATGATATCTAATTCAGATATATGTGTCATTACTGTCTGTCCTTGAAATTATTATATGTGGATTATTGTGAATTATATTGCAATGCATACAATCTTCGATCAAATCAATATGGACTTCGCCATTTTCTTTTAATCTGGTAAGATTTATCTCGATTGGAGAAACAAGCGCATCCAGTGATCCTCTGATTGCATACAAAGTGAATGTCTTTCCTGACAGTCCAATTTCTGAAAATCTGCTGGCAGTGACATTACTCTTGACAATTGCTCTATTGTTAGATATGGCAATTGTCATATCACATTCCGGCACCGTTGCTATTTTAAAAATTCTGCCGCTTCCTTTGTGGATTGACTTCTCTATAAATCGGTCTGCAAAAATCTCCATGTCGTAATATTCAAATTGTCTGCAAGTCAGAATGTCAACAGCAAAAATATCCGATCTTGAAATCAATCCATCCAAATCAATAACTAGATACGGCGAATTGAACAATTCTGTTTGGTCAATTTCCACTGTTGCCAGTAGCCGATTGTGATTGTTTCTCTCTGTAAAATAGAACATCATTGTTGCCGGATAAGAAAGAATACGATCTATACTTTCACTATAGGCAGTTAATTTCTGTAGACTGCTCTGATTACTCTTGACAATCATTTTCATATTGCCCGCAAACAAAGTCAGCCTGATGTCCCATTGGTTAAATTTTCCCCGAGGAAGAACAGCCAAATCATCTTCTTGCCTGCGAAGTCTGATGATGTCATCTTTTTCAAATAACGACATAACGCCATTAGAATTTGTGCTTACAATATATTTATTTTCACTGATTGATCCATCTATTATCTTCCGAAGAACAGACGCAGATGACACAATAAATGGATCATCCATATTCCCCAAATGACCATTGCCAATCTGCTGAATGCCCCCTGACCACTCATCATAGTAAATTAGTGTCTGGGGAGTGTTCTTTTTTCTTGTTTTCTTAACGACTGAGTTCATCAATAACCTCTGTTGTTATATATGCCGGATCATGATATGATACAATTCCAATTTGTCGGTGATTATTAACAAACAATTCATTGCCATTGTTGAACCACAATGCAATTAGGTCATTCCAATCTTTTGTGAGCACAGGATTTGATTTTCTGTTTATGTCAGTAAATGGAATTCTGGCAAGTGGCGGAATATTCAATAATCGCAATGCGGCAGTCAATTTTAGGTCAGCAGTGTGTTTTTCTAATTCTAATGTTCTACATGATGGTATTTCTGATTTATTTAAAATGCCAATATTTAATGCTGATATATCGGTCAGATCATTAAGCGCATTTGCAATATCAGTAAATTCAATAGATTGCTCAAAATAGAATATACTGGATGAAAGTAAATCATTCTGATTACAATTGATCTTGTCGCCTCTAAAATCAAACGCTTCCCCAATATATATTGGCAATATATCACAACAGTTCCATATATCACGAACAGAAGACGAGGCGATACTTACTGGATCAATGTATATTGTTCTATCAAATGGAGTCATCATAAACACAGACATGACTGTTACATTTGGCTCGATAGTGTAACCATCAAATAGTTCCAGATATATACCAAATTCAATATTTGGTCTGGTAATTAAATGAAATTCGATTGATGGGTCTTCGCGTTTCAGACTTAGCATCAATGCTACACTAGGTTTAACTTGTGACTGGGCAGTAACTACCGTAATATACCCACAATTCCTATCCATGTAGTTCTCCCATCAATTCATCGTATGATCGAAGCAATGCCATTTTATTCATGACATGTACGTTCTCAGATTTTATTCTGACTAGATTGTCATTCCATTCCATATCACGATTATTTGACAAATAGGTCCAATCATTCCAAGAATGAACAGCAGCAATATCGTCACACTGACTCATATTGATCATTGCCCCATCTGAAAAATTATTGACAAATGATCCGGAGCGCATGCCATTTAAAATGTGTGATGCGATGCTTACACAATAATCCGTGCGAAATAACGAACCATAAAAGCCATAAAGCATTCTGTAGAAATCATAATTCTCTCCGACAAATGCCCACATATCAAAGAATTGTCTTGCATCATCTGAATGCTTGTCAAAATAAATTACCGTTGACCATAGCATAGGGATTCCAGCAGGATTCAACCAAGTATCGTCGGGCGCGGCAGCTTTGCCAATTAAATTATGAGCATTATGATACATTGCGACGGATTGATCAGTGTCAAACAGATAATCAAAATAATTATTCTGCATAATATAGTCAATGTCAATGAGAAGGGTTTGATCATATGGAGTATAATCAATGATTAAGTGCTTGTTTCTGTTTCTGAATTCATTAGTAAACGACGACCAAGGACTGTCTCTGTGAATTCTCGAATTTGATGTTTTCGGAACTTCAGCAATGACCACTTCATCAAAGACGGCATCTATTGCCTCAGTTGAATAAATACCGCACATATTATCCCATGTTGGTTGATCTGTAATCAAACAAACGTTGTTGTTGGTCATTGCCTTCTTGACAAATCCAGCAGCCAACATAGCTAATTTGGAATACTTGATCTTGTCAGTATCATATGCAAATAATGCCACTCCTTTACTTGGCGTCATTGGCAATTCCCGTGATTTCCTTTACTGTTCTTGCTGATCCTAACACTGTATAGGCGTCGTGGTAATCTTTCAATGCAGAATTCCATTTATTTTCTGCATTGTCAATAAAGACAGGCAATGCATCTACTGATATTTTTATCGGAACAGAATTCATATCAAGTAAAATATAATCGTTGGAATTATTATGAGTAAGATGATACATTGCTGCATTTATTAGATGAGAGTCAGCCAAAAACATCCCGCGATCATGATAGAAGATTCGGACACGATCAAATCTTCGCTTAAGAGCAGATTTTTGAGTTTCCATTACTAAATTTAGCTTGGCAGTTTCTAATGCCTTTTCCAATCTTGCGTCCATAATGTTCTCCTATTAATATTAGAATTATATCATGGACGCAAGATCAAGTCAATACTTAACTGTCATTGGCTGTAATAAAACTATCAGCAACATCAATTGCGGGCAATATGCTGGTCAACACATCAAATATTGCCGAATTATTTGTTATGCTGTTGCCAACAGTATACCCGCCTTGGGCGGTTGTTGTCCCGGCAATATCTTGTGTTGCAAAAGTAGAGTCGTCCATTATTACTCTGATTTTAACAGCAAAATCACCAGCAACAACCACATCTTCTTCTATTTTTGCATAGAATTTTAGAAACAATGCAGCATAATCACTTGGAACCGCCGCATATTCACCATACTCGCCCGGCGCGGCTCCATCAGTTGCGAATGGCGCTGAAGGCGGCGCGCTGCTGAATATCAATCTATATTCGTCTGTTAGGTCATAAAAACCAATGCTTGCACTTGCCCCGCCTACACCCGTCTGCGTCGCAGAATCAATTCCAAATACCAATGATCCCATTGCATCAACTGTTTGTCGCCAATTTCCAAATCCGGCATCCTGAATGTCTCCGGTCATACTGAGTATGAAACGCAAAGAATTTCCAGAATTGAAAAAATATCTGGCAGAATTGTATCCAGAAAAAGTCCATTGAAATGCGCCAATAAGCTGCGTCGCCCAAGTAGTGGACCTTGTAAATGCAAGTGCATTGGCGTTCACTGTTGCAACTTCATTTGACCAATACGCGGCACCGATAATATCATCTGCGATGGAGTCTGCAACCAAAGTCGAATCTGCTGCATAAATTAATGCTCCCGGAGTCACTCGGGACAATTCATAAACGCTTCCGGAGCGATCCAACATTATATTTGTTTTGTCAATCAAATTATTAAGATTTGCTTCAATATATGCCTGTTGCACTTCCTCGTCTGCCAACACCGATGCGCCCGCCACAATAGGATAGACGCTGGCAGTTTGCCCCCAACCAAATCTATGAGCTGTGCGATTATAGCACAAAATAACGTCGGCGGCAAATAATTCACTGGTAAATGTTATCACTGCTGTGCCATAATCTACAGTGTAGTCGCCTCCTTCAAATATCAAGATATTATTGACCAATACAACCAAAAAATCGCCGGTGGTAGGAGCGGGAGACAATGTTCTGGTCGCGCCTGCTGCTTCACCTCCACTGAGAGTTTCATTCAGTATAATATCAGAAGTCAAATAATCAAGACTGACAGTGTTATCACTGAATAGGCGATTTACTTCCAGCGCCAACTCATTATAGTCCGCAATTTCAATTAATTCCCCGCTAACAAGAGCCATTTATTTTACCCCAACTATAATCTCGACTGTTCCCAAATCATTTGGTCCAACATCATGATCTGTCAGGGCGCGACCGATAACCTCTGCCCAATTAGGCATGCTTGCTCGCATTGCGTAGCCCGGCACAGCGGCGCTGACAAGCCGGTCGCCCTTTTTCACTGGTCCGACTACCTTAACAGGCACGCGCCCTGACAGGGCAACGTACGGGTGTGTATCATCAGACCCTGCGTTTGAGTTCAGCATAACTCCGGGGTCTGTGCTGACTACTCCAACGATATTTGTGTCATTGGCGGTCATGGTTAGGGTGATTTCAAAATCCCCGCCGATAGAAACCACCGATCCCGGCTCAATAATAGAATCTGCTTTGTATCTTTCTGCCATGTCGGCGTAATTGGAAGATGTTGCCGTCCCATTGAATACATATGAGTCATTTATGTTTAAATTTATACCTTGAACCAATGAAGGGAATGCGGTATTCAACAGAGTAGTGCCATCTTCAAGATATGCGGCATTCCCCCCGGCAATTTGTGGTGCCCATGAAGCCGAATCGCTGGACATAATTGAAACAATCTTTCCTCCGACAATAACCTCTATTGTCTCATGCGCGACGCCAACAGTATCATACCTAACTCTTGGAACAACATTTGTATTTGTCCCGGCATTGGCAATTGATTGCCAAGAACTATTATAATATAATGATAATTTGCCGGTTGCATCGTCCAGCCAAAAATGACCCTCTTGTTCACCGATAGACGATGGTTCGACACTGGTTACAGTAAGACTTGCGACTGATTTCCAATTGCCGCCATCCGCCACGGTATCATCAAAATACTTAAATATTTTATTCGAGTTATCAAACCAATTTTGTCCTTCCACTGGCTTCGTTGGGGGAGTTGACTTGGCAAAGTTTTCAAGAGAATGCAAAAATGATTCCGCTGCAACTGTGCCAAAACTGGTATACCCATAGCCCCATAATCCAATACTGGTTGAAGTATCGACTGTTTTATTATTGATTGTTATTGGAGTTTTTGAAACGTCCGAGAAAGTAACAGTGTATGTCATTTTTTATCCTATTGAAATTCTTACTGTATACACGAATTGGAATTTTCCATTTGCGCTTTTTTGCACTGGATGAAAAACCAAATGAGTTAGTAATTTACCTTGTTGTGAAAAGAGACCTATTTCATCAAAAACATAATCCCCATCTCGCGTCGCTGCATCATCAAGAGAATCCTGCGATGATGGCTCACTATAATCAAGAGTTGCAGTAATAATAATGTCACTGAAGGTTGAGCCATTGTAGTGAGTAAATGAAATATTATTATTAGAATCTTCTTCTTCTGTATTATTAATTACTATTGAATATGTCTGATTATACAACACGTCGGAAGTCAATGCGTTCTTAGGAGAATTGTATGTTACCAGACCGACATCATTCACAGAGGTTCCTCCATTGCCAAAAGCAAATGAGTGAATGTTGCCAAGAAATCCATATGAATTCTTTGCATTGCTCATGGCGCTGGCGATAGCAACACTCATATTTTCGATATGAATTGCATTTCGCTTATTGAGTATGACATGTCCCGTTTCTGCATCAGAAATAAGAACATGTCCTTGAATTTTAATCGAAGTGTAATCCACGTATTGACCTATCTATTTGCTTATGTATTTATTTATTTATGGCGTGTAATGGATGCATCTGATTCTGGACTAGAACCAATAGAAGCCGGGGAAACCCGGCTTCTATGTTTGGCGTATTACACAATCTGTTCGATAGTAATAACACTATAAACTTCATCTACGCCGAAACTAGCGGCGCGACCGAAGCCTTCAGTGGCAAACGTGGCTGTACCTCTATGCTGAAGTTCAAAGACTGTAGGCGTCGCAAGCGTAATGATACCCGAAAGGGAACTGTTATTCTGAGTATTGTCGCCTGCATCAGAGCTTGCCATAGCTCCGATAATATCGTCAGAGCTATCTGTGATATTGTATAGCTTAACCAAATGTTGGTTAACTTTAAGGGCTGGCGCAGTCGCTGATACTCGGAATGTGCCTATAGGCAGAGTAATCTGGTTAGTGGCTAAGGATGCTCCTGTGATGTTGTTATAACGAACAGTGTTTAATTCTCGTGTCTCCCAAGCACCTGCTGTAAAGGTTCCACCCGCAGTGGTATTAGCTTTCTCATCTGCAACAATCATTAGGGATGCTCTGGAAGTGGCAGCACTGTTAACAAATCCATTAGAGGCAATCCACATACTAGGTTTAAGTGTGCCGATTCTTTCTGCTGCGCCAACATTTAATATTGGCGTATAAATATTGGCAGCCGTTGCCACCTCGCCATTACGGATACTTACCCGTATAGTCCCATCTGCGGGCACCAGAAACTGTATGTACTTGTAATACTTTCCATCAGTAACTGACCCAGAACCAAAGTATCGGGTAAACACAACAACATCTGAGCCATCTTTAACATGAAATACTAGGTTGCCAAGTCCTAGAGCACCAGACCAATCAACCCAAAATTGAAGAGTCATTAGTGTTCCTGCTACAAGACCTGTGGTTTCATGAGTTATTGTCTTTTCACCCATGATCGAAGCAGATGCTCCTGATGGATCAACGATAAGTGTTCCGGGAATATACGTTTCGGGTCCGCCAGACTGAGTTCCATTAGAATCTTCAGTCCATCCAGCCAACGTCGTCCCTAGCCCGCCATTAAAGTCAGGCAATAGGTTTGATGTAAGTGATGTTGACAAAGCTTTTGTAATTAATTGAGGAAACCACGTCGTGTTGTCTGTGATGCCACTTCCGCCCGGAGCCGTTGTTGGGTCTAATTGAGGTTCAAGAGTGAAACCTCTGGCAAGTAAAGTGGGCTGATCCGGTCCAGCCCCGTTGAATTCTCCGGTGCAAGGAACCCAATATTTAATTGGCGTATAATCGCCCGGTGTGGCGTTGATCCACTCACCAAGGCTAACCTGAGTTCCCTGCGCAATGGTCACTTCTTTAGCCGATCCAACTCTAGTACTTGTAAACTGCAATCGCGTATCATAAGTAGGATTCGATGCCCATCCCAACATAAATTTCCCAACTCTAATGGCGACACCATCAATCATAGGAGCGCCCCCATTAGAGTTGTGGGCATGAATAGCAGTCCATTTTGTCCCAAACACCGCGAAAGCGTACTCATATCCTTCATTATGGCAAGCGGTAAAATTTATTTTGTT